CATCTGATAACGCAGGTGGCAACCAAGGCTTGCTGATGCCTAAACTACAATACCGTTTTAGAGTTAACTTCTTAAACTTTGGTGTTGATGTTGATGGCGGATTAAGCTTAACAAAACAAGTAATGGATGTAACCAGACCACAAGTACAGTTTGACGAGATTACACTAAACGTATACAACTCAAGAATTTACTTACCGGGTAAACACACTTGGCAACCAGTTACTGTTAACATCAGGGACGATGCATCAGGATCAGTCTCTAAAGCAGTAGGCCAGCAATTGCAAAAGCAATTAGACTTTGTAGAACAAGCGTCTGCTGCATCTGGTCAAGATTTTAAATTCCAAGTTAACGTTCAAGTTCTAGATGGTGGTAACGGAACTGCTGTACCGGTTGTATTAGAAAATTGGGAATTATACGGATGCTACTTACAACAAGCAAACTATAACCAGTTAAACTATGCAACAAGTGAAGCAGCTACTATAGCACTTACTATTCGTTACGACAACGCAGTTCAAACTCAGGGTGATACTCTTGGTACTGCTGGTGTTGGTCAGCGTATTGGTAGAATTGTTGCTGATGCTGCTGCTCAAGGTATTGCTACTGGTATAGGTTCAAATACACCTAGTGCATAATACTTTAGGTAGTTTATAAATGTCTGGATTTTTTCAAGACTTACTAAGAGGCGCTGCTGGAGGATTCTTCGGCAGCGACTATCTTAGAGACTTTACCCATGCATCTAAAACATTTAGACCTAATTTCTATGAAAATACTCCTAAGTATAAATTTTTATTTCATACATATTTTGAAATAAATCAAGAAATTTATAATGCAGGAATAGACAAAACTCAAAACTTAGGTTTATTAGTAAAAGAAATTAAATTACCTAGCTATACATTTGATACTTTTCAGATGAACCAATACAATAGAAAAAGAATTATACAAACTAAAATAAAGTATGAACCTGTTACTATAACATTTCACGATGATAATGCTAACAAAGCTACGAAACTTTGGGAAGCTTATTATAGATACAACTATCGTGACATGGACAAGAGTTTCAACAGACGTATTCAAGGTTCGGCGTTTTCTGATTTCAGTGCTGACGGAACGGTAGCAGGTGATGACTTAACAACGAGAAACATTTACCAACCTAGTATAATAGGTGAAAACTGGGGATTCACCGGTGACGCATACAATAACAACAACGTAAAAGTTCAATTCTTTAAAAATATTACAGTGTATGGACTAAACCGACATAATTTCGTATCTTATACATTAGTAAACCCCGTCATAACACAGTTTTCTCATGATACTTATAACTATGATCAAGGTAGCGGCATTATGCAAAATCAAATGACTATTGATTATGAAACTGTAGTATATGATTATGGCTCAATTGATGGTACTAGACCGGATAATATTATAACAGGTTTTGGTTCAGAAGAAACTTATGATAGAAGATTAAGTCCTATTTCTATCCCCGGCTCAAATAGAACAATATTAGGGCAGGGAGGTTTAGTAGATGGTGTAGGTGGAACTATAGAAGCGTTAAGTCAAGGAAATATTTTAGGTGCTATCAAACTCGCAGGCACCTCGTACAACACTTTTAAAAATACTGATCTTAAACAAAATATAAAACAAGAGTTGTTAAATGGAGTAACATCTGCTTTAACTAATCCCAACGTAACTAGAAATATAGGTGCGTTTTTCCAGCAAGTTGGTTCTACTCCGTCACCTGTAGCAACAGCAAGTGCACCTACTACTGGCGCCATCAGCCATGCGGCAGTTGACACTAGAGCAGGTATAACTAGAGCACCTCTTCCTGCCGGTGCTCAAAGTTTCGCGGCATTTGACACTAGAGCAGGTATAACTAGAGCACCTCTTCCTGCCGGCGGTCAAGTTAATTCAAGTGGTGCAACATCATATCCAGCTAACTTAGGTCAGCCGATTACTAGAAGAAGTTTGTAATAACACATAATGACTAAATAATATTATGCCTACAATAATTAATAACCTTCAAAACACAGACAGAACTATATTAATATACGATAATTTCTATAATACCAAGCTTGGTATAAACGCCAATGAATTTGACATTGTTTTTTCTTATTTTAAATCAATATCAGATAATGATACGATTGCTGGAAACTTTACTTCAAATCTTTTTAGAATATCACAAGAAGCAGATATACCTGTATTAGAATTATTAGATCAGTTAAAGGGGTTACCTAACAAACTTGAAATGAATAAAGTTATTTGTTACTTTTTGAATAGCTTTAAATCTAATACTTCACTTTACGGTGTAGGAGTTATTGCTAGACCAAATCAACTTGCTGCTAGAAATGTAGTCCAATAAATGGCTAAATGGGCGCAAGGTCAATACACTCCAAAAAATCCTGACAAATATATAGGTAAACACACACCAAGATATCGTTCTGGTTGGGAATTACGAGTAATGATGTTTTTAGATGAGAACAAACATATATTAAAATGGGCTAGTGAAGCTATTGCAATTCCTTATAAAAACCCTCTTACGGGAAAACCTTCAATGTATATTCCTGATTTTTTCGTAATGTATGAAAACAAACATCACAAAACCAGTGCAGAAATAATTGAAGTAAAACCAAAAAGTCAAACTTCATTACAAGAAGCTAAAACTAGACATGATAAAGTACATGCTATAGTCAATCAAGCTAAGTTTACTGCTGCTATGGCATATTGTAAACAAAACGGTTTTGTATTTAGAGTAGTAAGCGAAGACTCAATATTCATGAATACTACTAGCAAAAAAGGAAAAAGATAATTATTTTTTAATAAATAGTTACATGACTAAAAAATTAAGCGAACTTTTTGAATTACCCGAAGACTCTGATATTTCAGATACTGATTTATCAGAACCTATTTTTGACCACGCGCAAGAAATCACTCAAACTGCTTTAACTAACTTAGAAAAAATAGAAGCTGCATTACCTCAAGTAAGAGGATTGGAAGCGGCAGATAGCGAATTAGATGAACTTGCAGAATTAGCAGCTAGTAGTTACAAAGACTTAATGGATTTGGGTATGCAAGTAGAGTCTAGATTTTCAAGTGAAATATTTAACAGTGCTAGTAGTATGTTGGGACATGCGATTACGGCAAAGACTGCAAAAATTAATAAAAAGCTAAAACAACTTGATCTTCAATTAAAAAAAGCCGCTTTGGATCAAAAACTACAAAACAAACACGAAGAAGTAGAAAACACACCTATCGGTGAAGGTAAAGCATTAGACAGAAACGAACTTTTAAAACTTTATACAAAAGACAAGTAGATTTTAAAAGATAAAGATAAATAATAGATATTATACATATTTAAGGATTAACCATGCGAAGCTTCAAACATTATTTGGTAGAATCTGTACACAGTTACGACTACACTATTAAAATTGTAGGCGATATAGATGCTAAACAGATGGACCTGTTCAAGTACAACTTGAATAAATTTGATCCAATAGAAATTACTGGACCAACTTCTACACCTATTCAAAAATCACCATATGGATTTCCTGGTGTTACAAATCAGTCTGTAAATATCATTAAAGCAAAGTTTAGATATCCTGCAACTGAGCCAATGGTTAGACAAATGGCTAGATTAATAAACATAGATGAAAACAGAGTGCGATTAGTTTCTACTGCGTTTGATGACAGCATTGATCATGAAGCAGAACAGTATGAAAATCAAATGGAAAAGTCACCAGTATTAACTAACGATTATCCCGATGATAAGTCTGCTAAAGCAGCAGCAAAAGCATATGGTAATTCTTACTTAGATGAAATTGAAAAGTCTATGAAAGATCATAAAATTGAAAGCCCGTATGCTGGTGAAAAAACTAAACAAGCGTTTGATCCATTTAAGCCAGAAGAGTATATGAAATCAATGGGCGATAAAAGTCCAATGAGTACTATCAACAGACCAGCTAAGCCCAAGATTGGCGCCGGAAGATAAGGAATCTATTATGAGTATGAAAGATTTATTAAACAAAATGACTGAACTTCAAGGCACTACTAAAGAAGAGAAAGTTACTACTACTGGTAAAAGAGTTCTAAACGAAAGTGCTGAACGCCCGTATGTATGTGTTCATGCTAAAAAAGGCAAGTATGAAGTTAAGGCTAACTCTAGTTATGAAGCTGTTAAAAAAGCTGCTGATAAATGGAAGTTGAAATCAACTGCTGGTATTGATGCTTATGTGGCTGATAAACCCATTTCTGCTGCAAGTTTAGAAGAAAACACGAAGCCATCTTTAAAAAGTATGTTTAACGCTTTACTTGCTGAAGCTGAACAAGTTACTATTCAACCAGCTCAACAAAACACTCAAGTAATCAAGCAAGGTAATAAAACTCTTGGTACAGTTACTAATCCTAATCTAGCTAATCAAATTAAGCAAAGCATTGGTAAAGGTGAAATGAGTTTAGCTGGTGATGAATTAAATGAAGTTGATGATGATTATGACGGTGATGATTACGATCATGATGACGGCAGTGATCAATATGCTACAGAATTACACGGTCTTCATCTTGGTGATGTAGTAAAAGCTAACTATAACGGTAAAACTGTAATAGGTAAAATTAGTGAATTACACCCAACTTATCTTGAAGTGGAATTAGAATTAACTGGAAGAAATGCTGGTAAAACAGTTATAGTTGATGTTAGAGAAACTGAATATGTAGATAATCTTAATGAAGCCAAGCTAACCGAAAAAGCAAAAAGTAAGTCACAGCAACAAGCAGCTGGTGCAGCATTAGCAGCTAAGCGCGGTGATGCTCCAAAAAGCACACTAAAAGGTGCATCAAAAGAAATGGCAAAAATGCCCGCTAAAGAGTTAGAAAAGTTTGCGAAAACTAAACACAAAGGCTTACCTGACAAAAAAGAAAAAACTAACGAAGAAAAGGGTTCTCCTTTAATGTGGAAAGATATAAAGACAAAAAAAACAACTCCTGCATTATGTACTCAACACAACAAACCCTTATTCAAGAAAGGGGAAGGTGCGAATGCTAAGTATGCTTGTGCAGATTGTCCTAAACCTGAAAAGAATAAAACTGATGAAGCAGCTATGCCAACCAATGACAGCGACTTTGGTGCAGGATTAGGCGCTGGAAGAAACAGCAAGACTTTAGAAGCTAAAAAAGCCAAGCCAGATTTTCTAGACTTAGACAAAGATGGCAACAAGAAAGAATCAATGAAAAAGGCAGCAGCCGACAAACAAAAGGTATCAACAATGAAAAAGACAAATGAAGCTAAAGCTAAGCCAGACTTTTTAGACTTAGATAAAGATGGTGACAAAAAAGAACCAATGAAAAAAGCTGCGGCGGACAAGAAAACAGGTTCTACTGATAAAAAGAGCAGTGCAGGGTTAACCGCCGCGCAGAAAAAGTTACCGGCTGGTTTACAAAAAGCTGTTGCGAAAAAGAAAACAGTTAAAGAAGGCACAAATCCAACCGAGTCAGCAAGATTACTTGGTAAAGCACATGCTATGGCAAATGATACTTTCAGTTGTAAGTATGAAGAAGGTTCACAAGAAGCACAAGCTTATCTTGATGGATACAAATCTGGTTTAGACGAATGCTATGGATCAGGCGGCATGGGAATGCAACAAGATATCGGTATGATGCCTGGTATGGTATCACAAGATTCTATGATGGATACTCCTTCACCAAGAGGCGGTAGTGAGTTTGCGTTTGGTGGATTTGATGATGTGAGTGATGACGATATGATGGCGTTTGAGTCATGGGATCGTGAACTAAATGCTTTATTGAATGAAGCAGTAACACCTAAATTCCAAGTTCGTTATTTACCTAACAACCGAGACACGTATAAAATAGAGAAAGGATTCGCGAGTAAAAAAGAAGCTCAGGATTGGATAAAGGGAGAAAATCTACGAGATAGGGCAGAAGATATTAGTATTGAAACTAGTACGAGCAAAGAAGTTAATGAAGGCAAAATTAAAGACATTGATATTGACATGACACACATGACTGATACTAAGTTTAAAGAAAAGTATGGTAAATCAAAAGCTGACATGAAAAAAGACTTGTCTGGTTCTACTGACAAAAAACCAGTAAAAGAAGGTATGACTGTTTCCGTTTCTAAAGGACAACAAGGATCACCTGACTCTGTTACTATTTCAGCACAAGATAGTGAAGCCGATCAGTTACTAAGTCTGATTAAGCAAGCTGGCTTAGGATTGTTCGGCGGTGAAGACACTGCGCGAACTAGCGCATATGGTGCTCCGGTACAATCTGATGCAGGATCGCAAAGTGTATATCCTGACTCAAATGTAGATACTGGAGATCATGATGGCATGATGGCACTGATGCAGAAAGTAGCAGGCAATGATTACGAGGATGAAGAATCTCAAGATGCATCATGTGACGTATGTGGATCAGGTGATTGTGGATGCAATGATTCAGACAGTAAAGCATTGGTAGTTGGTGAAGAACAAGGCTACGATGACAAAGAAGATGAATCATTGGGAATGCGTACAGGTAAAGAATCTGGTAAAGAACAATCTATGAAAGATCGTAGAGATGATTCTTATGGAAAATTTGGAAAAAGAACAGACGAAGATGAAACTGAAGATCAAATGGAGTTTGAAGTATCCGAAGCAAATGCTCCTGATTCCGGTGAAGCTGAAACTACTGCTGACGAAAACGCAGAAGCTAAAGAAGATCAAGCACTAGCTGGTGCAATGTCTGACAACGAAGAAGAAATTGACGAAAGCGAAGAAGAATTAACTGAGTGGGCTAATGACGCTGGATATCAAGGTTCTGAAAACATAAAAGACAATACGTTTGAACAAGACATTGAGTTTATGACTAGAGTTATTTCAGGTGGATTGAACGGACAAAAACAAGATCAAACTACTTTACCGCATACTAAAGTTAAAGTAGCAGAGTCTAGTTTGCTTGATGATTGGAAGAAACTAAGCGGAATAAGATAATAATAATAATAATGCTCAACTGAACGTTTCTTTAATACCCGGTTCGCCGGGTATTTTTTTGTTTGTAACAATGATAAATACAGTAATATATTATAGAGGATATACTTGTGTCGCAAAAAAATATAGACTTCGGAACATTTCCTGATGATCCAAATGCAGATGCTATAAGAACAGCATTCACTAAAGTACAAGAAAACTTTACGGAGCTTTTTGAAAACGGCATGATGCAGGGCGTTCAATCAATTAATAGAACGGCTCAACCGGGTATCACAGTTAATAATACCTCCGGAAACGTGTTAATTACTGCTAATATCGCTCAAGTACAAGTGCAAACATCTTCATTAGCATTAGGGGTATCATCCCCGGGAACACTGTTAAACGCGGCTATAACATCTTCTGGACAATCATTATACATTGACTTACCCGCTAATACTACTATCACTACCTCACTTGTTGTAGGTAACAATACATCAAATACAGTAATAACAAACGGTAATATAACAACTACCGGAAATATCACAGCCACTAACATAAATTCAGGTAACTTACTAACAGCAAATTATGTCACAGGTACATTAACTACAGGCGCACAGCCTAATATTACTAGTGTAGGAACACTAGCAAATCTTACAGTAAGTGGATTATCAAATTTAGGTCCTGTTAGTAACGTAACTATTACTGGAGGTACTAATGGATACGTGCTTTCTACTAATGGATTAGGAGTATTGTCTTGGGTAGCGCCTGACTCGGGAGCTACAGGCGCAACTGGAATTCAAGGTTCAACAGGTGCCACTGGAGTTCAAGGAGATATGGGGTCAACTGGACCAATCGGTGCGACAGGTGCAACCGGATTAATAGGTCCCCAAGGAGGCCCAGGCGCTACCGGCGACACAGGTGCTACTGGCTTAATCGGGGCGACAGGCGCTACCGGCGACACAGGTGCTACTGGTGCTACTGGAGCAACGGGTGACACAGGTGCTACTGGCGACACAGGTGCTACTGGTGCTACTGGCTTAACTGGAGCAACGGGTGACACAGGTGCTACCGGTATTCAGGGAACTCCGGGGGGTGCAACAGGCTCAACCGGAGCAACAGGTGCTACCGGCGCAACAGGTGACACTGGCTCAACCGGAGCAACAGGTGCTACCGGCGCAACAGGTGCTACTGGTATTCAGGGAGACGCAGGTGCTACCGGCGCAACAGGTGCCACTGGCTCAACCGGAGACGCAGGTGCTACCGGCGCAACAGGTGCTACTGGTATTCAGGGAGACACAGGTGCTACTGGATTAACCGGCGCTACGGGAATAGGTTCTACCGGCGCAACAGGTGCTACTGGTATTCAGGGAGACGCAGGTTCTACCGGCGCAACAGGTGCTACTGGATTAACCGGGGCTACCGGCGACACAGGTGCTACTGGATTAACTGGTGCTACTGGTCCTATAGCAGGTAGCGACACTCAAATAGTTTTCAATGATGCAAGCACGGCAAATGGTAGTGCTAATTTAACTTTCAACAAAACAACTTCAGTATTAACAGTTACCGGTAATATTTCAACTAGTAACTTAATACCTACAAGCTTTACATTTAGAAGTGTTAACTCAGCAGTGTCAACTGCAGGTACAGTACAAGCAAACGCTACTGCGTTAACTAAAGAACTTAATTTAGTTTCTACAGTAGGTAATAGCAGTCAAGGTGTAAAATTACCAACAGCGGTCGCAGGTATGGTAGTTTTAATTACCAACTCTTCTGTAACTAATATGAACGTATACCCTGATTCAGGCGCTGCTATCAATACATTAGCAACTAACGCAGCATATACACACGCAGCAGGAGCAACATTACAATACATTGCACCTACTGCTACTCAGTGGTATACTGTTGGTTCAACTTATTCATAAAGGAAATATAAATGATTACATTATCTTTACTACAACAAATAGCTCCTAAAACTAAAAAAGAAGTTTTAGAAACATACGTTGCCCCACTCAATGCTGTGTGTAAAAAATATGGTATTTTAGATAACCATAAAAGAACAGCCGCATTTTTAGCGCAAGTTGCACACGAGTCAGGTGGTTTTAATTTTACTAAAGAAAACTTAAATTATAATGCTAAAGCATTACAATCAGTATTTAAAAAGTATTATTCAACAGAAAAAGACGCATTAGTACATGAAAGAAAGCCAGAACAAATCGCTAACAAAGTATACGCAAGCAGAATGGGAAATGGTGATGAAAAATCAGGAGACGGTTGGACTTACAGAGGTCGCGGTTTAATTCAGTTAACTGGTAAAGAAAATTATACTAAGTTTGCTGAATCTATAAAAAAGCCAATAACAGAAGCAGTTAGTTATCTAGAAACCGCAGAAGGTGCTGTAGCTAGTGCTGCTTGGTTTTGGGATAAGAATAAATTAAATGATTTATGTGATAAAGACGATTTTGTTACACTAACAAAAAGAATCAATGGTGGAACAAACGGGTTAGAAGATAGAAAGCATCACTACGAGTTAGCATTAAAAGCATTAAAAGGATAATATGTCTCAACCAAATTGGACTACACCTGCAGGCAGTATAGGATCATATCCAGCACTAGTATTATTATCTGTGCAGTTACTGGCTCAGCCGGTAGCACCTGCTGCAACCGTAACTTATACATTGATAAGCGGATCATTACCTGAGGGTTTGAGTTTATCCAATATTGGTTTAATATCAGGAACTCCTATAATAGTTATTAGCGATACGACTTATACATTTGTGGTTAGAGTTACAGACAATTTAGGAAACATAAGAGACAGAACATTTTCTATGATAATTTCAGGAGTAGCATCTCCTGAATTTACTACCCCTACTGGTAGTATATTAAATACTCCAGACAGTACATGGGTACAATTACCTATTGAATATAGTAATCCATTAAGTAACAATTTAGTTGCTATCAGAATAATACAAGGACAACTACCGCCAGGTTTAGAAATAAACACTAACGGACTGATACGAGGTTATGCTGAGCCACCAATTAATAATGTTAACTTGGGTGCGGTAAATACATCTATAACTTCTACAAATTCAAATATTATAACTTGTTTAAGTACTACTGGGTTTAGAATAGGAAGACCTATAATATTTTCAGGTACACCGTTTGGCGGTATAGTAGCATCGCAAACTTATTACATTAAAACTTTTGATGAATCTTCTTTTACTATATCAAATATTGTTGGAGGATCAACCGTTGTATTAAGTAATGACGTAGGATACATGACTGCTAGCCTACCTAACATATCAATAGGACAACCTACTACACGCACATATTCATTTACTGTAAAACTAGAAAGCTTATTAGGCAGTGACATAGAATCCTATAACATTACCGTAGTGAATCAAAATGCTCCCGAAGCAGAAGGTGGACCTAAACCTGCGAATTCCAGAGAGCCTACTATATACAACACTAGACCCCCTACATTTAATATAAATGAATCTACCCCTTACTATGGTTACTATGTATTACCACCAAACGAACAAGGTAATACCTATCTTCCTACAGAAGATGCTTATATAGGTAGTATTACCAGTGATAATATATTTTCGTTTAAGGTAATAGGTCATGACTTTGATAGCAATGTATTAACTTATACATTTGCAGACTTACCATCAGGACTAACAGCAAATAGTGCTACTGGCTGGATCACAGGCAATCCCGTAATAGCTAATAATTCTATAAGTGAATTTTCATTTAGTGTAGCGGTAGCTAAAGCTGGTAACCCAGCTATCACTACTCCTTCTTATAACTTTTCATATAGACTAGTTAACAATTTGATAGGTGATATATTCTGGATAACTCCTTCTGATTTAGGGCAAATAGAAAATAGTACAGTTAGTGTTTTAAGTGTAGTGGCAGAATCAGATGTAAACTTAGAATACAGATTAGTAAGCGGAACTCTTCCACCTAATTTGGTTTTGTTGTCTAACGGAGAAATTACTGGTACAGTAGCATATCAACCTACAGATACATTATTACCAGCAGGCGCTATTACTGACTTTACATTTGAGATAGAAGCGTTTTCTCCTCTATATTCAACGGTTGTTAACTCTACACGAACTTTTACTTTATCAGTGGTGCAGCAATATACACAGCCAACTGACACACTATACATTAAGTGTACACCAAGTATACAAGATAGAAATTTACTAAGAACTTTATTGAATGATACTACACTAATACCTGACAGTTATTTATATAGACCAACAGATTTAAATTTTGGTAAAGCAACTAGTGTTATATATGCTCATGCTTATGGAATATATGCTAATGATTTAGACGCATATGTAGCTGCGGTTACTAAAAATCATTATTGGAGAAATATTACATTAGGTGAATTAAATACCGCAGTAGCAAAGAATGATGCAGGCGAAGTTATATATGAAGTTGTATATAGTTCAGTAATTGATAACTTGATAAACCCTGAAGGTGTTAGTGTCAGTAAAGAAATAGTTTGGCCTAGACTTATAGATTTAAACTTAGGTCCATGGTATACAAGTGTTACTGATATTTATACTAGTTACATAAATGCACCAGTTGAGGGACAGTCTTGGCTAACACAAAATAATGAATATATTACCTCTGAGGATTTGTTCATTTTAGAAACTGAATCAGGTCAGCCCGGTTTTTATACTAGTTTAACTCCCGGATATGCAACCGTTTTATATCCTAACAGTTTACCTAATATGAGAGAACAAGTGGGGGAAGAATTAGGGCAAGAATATAATTTTAGACTGTATCCAAGATGGATGACTTCACAACAAGCGAATGGTAGCACATTAGGATTTACACCAGCTTGGGTTATTGCTTATTGTAAGCCAGGAACAACAACATTAAATGGTCAAACTGTAACTTACGGTGAGTATATCAAGTATCAAATAGAAAATAATTGGCAAGATCCTGTAACAAATTATAAATTTCAACTTAACGAAATTAACTTTAAGATAGATAGATTTACTGTAGATAAGAGTTTGACATATAACTATGATAATAATTTAAGTCCGGCTACGTGGATTGGATTACCAAGTGCGACTCCAGTACCAAATCCAGTGAATAGTAATGATTTTTATACACTATTTCCTAGAAAAACTATTTTACCCGATGAAACTCAGTACTAAATACTGTATAAATGAAATTAGGAATTAAGAATGAGCACAATTAATACCAATGGAATAAATGTAAACTATCCTATACCGGGAGAGAATAATTCTACTCAAGGTTTTAGAGATAACTTTGCATCTATCAAAACGAATTTAAATACTGCCGGAACAGAAATAACTGATCTTCAGAATAAAGTAGTTCTTAAAGCTGCGTTGAATGGTTCTACAATTAACAACGACATGGCTAATACTCTTATTAGCAATGCTTCTACTAGATCGTTTAGAGCTACTACTTATAATTTAGGTAATGCGTTATCAGGCACTGTTTTAGTTAACGTAGCACAAGCAGATGTACAATATGGTAATGTAGCAGGAAATGTAACATTACAGTTTGGTTCTTGGGCTCCCACTAACACAGAAAGTGCTATTACTTTGCGTTTAGGCATTAGTAATAGTAGTGCAGTTATAACATTTCCTAGTCAAGTAGTAGCATCAAATAATAATTTTGGTGGAACTATTTTAGAAAACTATGCAAACATAGCAAACGTAATTACAATTACAGCGCCGTACGATGTTGAGCAGTTAGAATTTAAACTAAGAACATTAGATTGCGGTAATACTATTACTATAGAACCTATGAATAGACCCTACCAGTCTACTCAAATTATAAAAAGAACTCCTCCAAGTACCGGCCAACAAGGTGACAAAGTAGGTACTGTTTGTATTGATACCGGTACAAGTCAGTTAGTTGTTACTGGTGCAAATACTGATCCTTATTTTACAACGTCAAGCACAACAACTCTGTATCCAGGATTATCAGTAACCTTTACAGGAACTAGTTTAGAAGCAAACGTTGTAGTAGGTAATACTTATTATATTAGAAACGTAGTAAACAGTACACGATTTACTGTATCTTCTACCGTAAGCGGATCAAATATTGCTATAGGTGCTAACGCTACAGGAACAGCAATGCTGTTAAATGCCGTACAGTATATGTATGTTGCTGTAGCAAATTACTCTGCAAATGCATTCAATAGAAATATAGCTAATACCACCTCTCCGAATATCATAACTGTAAGTGGATCAACAGCTAACTTAGAAGTAAATAATCCTATTATTTTCGCAGGTAATGCTTCGGGTAATACTGCTAACATAGAACTAGATACAGTATATTACATTAATTCAGTGTCAGGTAGTAATGTAACTATTAGTAAGACTAGATACAACGGTGTAGCAGGACCTGAATATACTAATATTACTACAGTTAGTTCTAATGTTGATATTGATTATACGGTATACGACGGACCAGATATTTTTAGAAGAACAACGTTGAATCCATTCTAATTATGGAACATCCATTTATAGTATCACTTACAGATAAAAATTTAGAAGAGCTCCAGAATACGTTATCCGATTTGTACGGTAAATTAAATTTTGCATACAGATCGGGTAATGGAGCATTGATCAGTCAAATACATATGGTTATAGAAAGTTATCGGACTGAATATAATAAAAGAATGGACGAAATGATCAAAAAGCAAAACATTAACGCTCAAATTAACATTGAAAAAGGTAGTAAGAGTTAACCTTTTTCATTGACATAAACTTACAATTAATATATCATCAATCAATGATTATTGATAACTTCGGTCAGCACATCTTTAACGAAAAAGACATATGTAATTTGTACATGACTGACCCTACTCGGCAGTTAAAATCATTACTTGTAAAAGAAGTAATTAACTTTGATTCAGAACTAGATTTACAAAAACTACCAGAACTTCTTGAATATCAAACCAGTGACCAAACTATTGAAGAATTTGACAACATAAGATCAACCGAATGGTTCATGCCTGAAGAATATAAAAATTTTGATATTGCTAAATGGATTTTAGAGCAATGCAAAACTGATGAAGAATTACAACGCGCAGGAGAAGAACTGATTATGTTTCAAGAACGAGACATGTTTATTCTTCTTCAATACTTAAAATATTTAGTAGACACTATGCGTAAACATAACATAGTATGGGGTGTAGGTAGAGGTAGTAGTATTGCTAGTTTTGTTTTATATCTAATAGGGATACATAGGATAAATAGTTTATACTATCAAATATCAATTAATGAGTTTTTAAAATAGGAGACTAATGATGACAAAGTATAGAACTGCAATGGGAAAGACGATAGACATGGCTTCACTAACCGCAAAAAATGAAAAGGTAAGAGCCGTAGGTAACATGAGTGTAAATGCTCGTGGAGACACGATTGATGCTCAAGGTAACGTAATAGTACCTGCTACAAAAAAAGTAAGTAATAATTATCAAAAAACTGTGGGTAATAGGTCAGCAAACGTAGTAAAACCCCAACCAAAAGCTAATAAACCTACACCTGAACTAACACCAGATGAAATTGAACTAGAACAATCTCTTGACGATGATATAGAAATAGAACAAATTAAAGCAAAAGAAAGGAAAAGTACTAAATGAAGATTAAACCAATACAAGGCAGAATAGTAGTTAAAGAAGTTGAAACAATAAAAAAGAGTGCAGGCGGTCTTATCTTAGCAGGCGCGGCAGCAGATAAACCTAATCAAGGTATCGTAATTGCTGTAGGTCCTGGAACTTATTTAGAAAATGGCACTTTTGTAGTACCCGGAGTTAATGAGGGTGACAAAGTTCTTTTCGTTCAAGGCGCGGGTCAAGTAGTAAAAGTAGAAGATCAAGAGTACCGCATTCTACAAGAAGATGAAATTTTGGCAATTATTAAGTAAGGATATTATGTTAACAGCTAAAAATACGAATGCTATTCAAGTAGAAGAGTTTTTACCTCTTAAAGATTCTGTAGTTGTTCATCAAATGGAATTTGGTGAAAGATTGAGTCATGCAGGTCTTATTCTTCCAAATGATGATATGAAAAATTCTGGTATCAGACCTCGTTGGGCTAGAGTTTATGCGATCGGTCCAGATCAAAAAGATTTAGAAGTCGGGAAATGGATTTATATCGCACACGGAAGATGGACTAGAGGTGTAAAGATTGAAGACGCTGAAGGTGTCCAAATTGTTCGCAAAGTAGACAATAAAGATATACTATTAGTAAGCGATGAAAAAGTTGAAGACTATAACATGAGTGATAAGGGAATCTAATGAAATTTTTTAAGAAATGGTTTGCAAATATGTGCCGTGAAGCGTGGGAAAATGCGCGTGAATACGAAAAAACAAGAGGGGATAGACCTTCAATAGCAAATTCACTATCGCCTAAGTCAGTTGATTCTATTGACTCTAACGGTACTAGGTTTACTGTGTACAAAGCTGACGGCGGGCATGTAGTAGAAACACGTAGTTATGATAAAAACCACGACAGTCAAACCAGTTTATACATAGTTACATCCGAACAAGATTTGGGTGAGAGACTAGCACACATTGTAACATACGAAGCAATCAAGAGATAATTAATGAAGAATAGACTTTGGGTTGAGGCATACAGGCCTAAATCTGTAAATGAATATGTTTTTGTTGATGAAAGACAAAAACAAATCGTTAATCAATGGATCAAAGATGGAATGATCCCTCACTTACTGTTATCCGGTGATCCAGGCACCGGTAAGACTACACTGGCAAAAGTTCTAATCAAAGAGCTTGGCGTAGAAGAATACGATGTAATGGAGATTAACGCTTCTAGAGATAACGGCGTAGGTATTGTTAGAACTAAAATCAATAACTTTGCTGAAACAATGCCTTTTGGTAAATTCAAAGTTATCTTGCTAGACGAAGCTGATTACACTTCTCCTGAGTTTCAAGCAGCACTTAGAAACGATATGGAAGCTTATGCTAATACAGTAAGATTTATTCTTACTTGTAACTATGAGCACAAGATTATTCCTGCACTAAGAGAAAGCAGATGTACTAAGTTTCACATTGCAAAACCTGATATTACTGAATTTACTGCTAGAGCAGCAACGGTTCTTGTTACCGAAAACATAGATTTTACACTAGAAGACTTAGATAGCTATGTTCGCGGCTGTTATCCAGATTTGCGCAAGTGTTTGAATCAGCTACAAGCTAACTCAGGTACAGGAAAATTACAACCTCCTCATTCTGAAGGTAATGGTGAAGAAGAGTTATTGACTCAAGCTGCACAGTTATTTAAAACAGGTAAGATTCTTGAAGGTAGACAGCAACTAATGCAGTACATTGCTCTTTATCCAACAAGAGTAGAAAATACATATCGGTGGATGTACAACAATCTTGATCTTTGGGGTAAGACTAACGATAAGAAAGATCAGTCTATTATCACTATTAGAAATGGCTTGGCTAGTCTTCCTCTTGTGGGTATACCTGAAATAAGTTTAGCAGCTACACTTGCTGAGCTAACAGGGAGTTAAAATGCGTTATTTGTTAATATCATTTTTTAGAAGAAAGGGTGGTCAAATTGATGAAATGGTTAAGACATCCAAACGACTTCAAGAATCCGATATCAATACTTCTAATGTTATTATTGATTATGCGGACAAAAAAGTAGAAAAGTGTGTAATTGAAGGTAAAAAGGTTGATACTGATTTTGACAAAATGAATATTTATTATAAAAAAATATACCCTAATATCATTGATCAGTTAGAAAAAGAAGCGATAATAACAAAAAATCAACTATCCAAACTTAAGAAAACAAAATAAAAAACGGGGCTAAGCCCCGTTTTATTTTATGAGTACATCTTAAGTATATGTTCTATAATCTTATGCCTCCTTATATCTTTAGTGTCAAATTTGCAGACAGTCATTCCAGGCACTGCACATTTTTCTACTCGTGTTACTAAATCTAGTAGGCCGTTTTGAGATGTTTGGCGATCTGTTTGTTCAATGTCGCCTGTAATGATAATCTTACTACCTTCGCCTATTCTAGTTAATAACATCTTGAGTTGAACGGGTGTGCTATTCTGGCTTTCATCCACAATAATCCAACTATTTTTAAAAGTTCTGCCTCGACAAAAACCAAGTGGTGTAATTTCTATCACATGTTCGTCTAACATATACTTTAATTCTGTTGCACTATAAAATTCATTGAGAACATCATATAAAGGACGCACCCATGGTTCCATCTTCTGATTTAAGTCTCCTGGTAAGAATCCATGATCTTCATCGTCTACTGATACCGCCGGCCTCGTCAATATTATCTTTTCGCATTCCCCGTCTCGTAATGCTTGTATAGCAGCTAATACCGCTAGATAAGTTTTACCTGTACCTGCTGGTCCTGAAGAGATAACTACATCTTTTTCTGGATCAGTAAGTGATAAAATATATTTTTCTTGGTTTACGCTTTTTGGAATAAGTTCAATTTTTCTGCGGGGTTTTTGTTTTTGCTGAGCTTGATTAAAATCTATCACTGTTTTAGATTCTTTAGTATAGAATGTTTTACTATCATCATACGAGTTCATTTCTTGTCTAGTGAATCTTGGATCTTTCTTTCGTAATGCACCGGTTTTTCTTTTGCTCAAGTGTGTTCTCCTTTTGTTTTACATGAAGCTATGCTTCATTAATATTTAAGTAGGTAATATGCGCGTAAGACTGTACTATTAAAAGTAGTTAGCTTATGATAAATATATGAATGTTCCGATTAAGTATTTTTACCGTTGTGTTTTATAATAAGTGATAAATAAGTATATGAAAACAAAAACCGCAGATAAATTCTTTGACACCATTAACTTTATTAGTATCGTAGATACTGTAAAAGGTATATACACTAGTGACGGCACAATGTCCACTTTGTTAGACTATGAAAGAGTTATAGATGATGCTGATGTTTATGCATTTAAAAATTGGATTAACGGTGAGTTAGTTCAAGGTCCTGATGTAGGAAGATACACAGCAACTTGCATTTTCATGTGGCCGTACAAAATGATGCCTGATCCCAGAGGTGCTGTAAGATTATTAAAGATTGGATGCAAAGTAGAATTTGCTAAATCTGAAATAAAAGTTCCAGTTGAAGTAAGAGACTATGAAGACTTGGTCCCGGGCGGTAATTATCCCAAGATGAAAGAAAGAAAAGTTTGGTTCGTAAAAATAGAAATACCTTTAGCACTAATGGATTCTATTAAAGAGGGATCTATTGACTTAGCAGATAGCACTATTGACTTAGCAGATATTGAAGATGCATATAACGAAGATTTAGACAAAGATGCGTCAAAAATAGAAGATTCTGAACAAGAAGATATGGATCAACCAGCATTACCATCAGAGCAGATATAAATGACTATTATAAAAGAAAGTTTAGATTATTTGGATATGGAAGGACAATTAGAATCTAAGATTTCTATAGATGAATATGCTGCTAAAATGGGTCCAGATCACGAGGTAGTAACACTGTCATTTATTGTAAAATCCGAATTGGCAGGTGAAGATTTGGTATCTTGGTTTGAAAAGGGTTATGATTTTGTTATTGATGCTAGTACTAGTGAAGGTGAGCTTGCTCCGGGAAAGTATGTAGTGTTCGTAGAATTGGACAGAAGATCAAGAGTACCTCAGCGTGTTATTGAATTATTAAACGATTTAAAAACACTTACTGGAATACAAATGAAAGATTGGGTAATACAAATTGATAGCAAAGAATACCCAGCTAGTGAAGAAATAATACGAGAAAAGGTTATTCTAAACCCAAACGAGTACAAATCCGAAAAAGAAGATGAATCAGAACTTAATGAAATGCGAGTAGCAGCTGGATTAGAACCTAAAAAACTTTTTGGGGAAAAAGACGCACTATTAAAAGATTTTATTATGTCCGCAGGGCTTTAAACCATTGACATTATCTAAATCGTGTTGTATAATAAACAATGGAATATTATTCAATATTAGGCATAGACAATAAATCTTCTCAAGAAGATATCAAAAAAGCCTATAAAAAATTAGCTATGAAATATCATCCTGACCGAAATAACGGAGATGATGTTCAATTCAAAAAAATCCAAGAAGCATATGATACATTGGGCGACCCAATAAAAAGACAACAGTACGATAACCCATCTAGAAATCAGCAGCAATTTGGGTTTAATATGAATTCCGCTGAATTTGATACTATCTTTAGTCAGTTTTTCGGAGGTAGACAACACAACTATGCCCATAATCAAAAACAAACATTTAAAACTCAAGTTAGTGTGTCATTAGTAGATGCTTTTAAAGGATCTACACATGTTTTGCAGTTGTCTACTCATTCTGGTAGTAAAATAATAAATATTAATGTACCTCCAGGAATTGAAACCGGAGATTCTATTAGATATGACGATGTAATAGAAAATGCAATATTGTTAGTGCAATTTGTTGTTTTACCTGATTTGAGATTTGACAGAAAAGGAAATGATTTGTACTCTCACTATTCCATTTCTATATTAGATTTAATAGTTGGTACTAAGTTTAAGTTTACAACAATAGATCAACGAATTCTAGAAGTTAAAATAAATCCCAAAACACAACCTTATATGCAACTTAAAATACCCAAAGCAGGTATGCCCGATAAAAAAAATGGATACGGAGACCAATTTATCTTGCTAAAACCTTATATGCCTGATAATATAAGTCATGAAATAACTACAGCTATTAACGATCATTTAGAAAGAACAACCAAATAAATCAAAAGGAGTAAAAGTTGAACACCAGTCCCGAAATTGAAAGTATCATTGAACAGGCAATAGAACAAGCAAAATCCCGCAAACACGAGTATGTAACACTAGAGCATTTATTGCTTGCATTAGTTATTCATCCTCCCTTTAAAAAATGTTTAAACTCTTTTGGAATAGACACAGGATT